AGAATAGCCTTGTCCTGAATATCCAGAGCGGTCTTCTCAAGCTCCTTATTCCAGGGTACTGGACCGTTGGCACCAAAGCCAAGCATGTTACGAATGTCGTCCATGTTTACACGGACAACGCTGCCAGCATTAGCGGCCACAGTATTTCGTGCCCATGTGCTCTTACCTGATGCGGGCAGACCATAGGTCATGAAGATAGCAACCATTCCTCTTCCTCCTTCAAATTAGCCTTACGGATACGCTTTACCAATTCCTCAACACCTTCTCTATCAGGCTGTTCATTGAGGATCGGAGTAGCATCATTACACTTCTTCTCCCAGAATTCAAATGCGAATCTGGCAACCTCGGGACTAGCAGCTACCTGCTCCCCAAAGTCATGGTACTTCTGCGGATCATCTAGGACGATCGGAAGTTCCCCAGTGGTGTAGAGACTATACCCTTGCGTCACAAGGCGCAAGAGGTGTCGTGCATGCTTCTTGGTCCGCTTCTTGAGATCAGAACCGAAGTCCCCACGCTCTTCCAGTCGGACCAACTGAGCCTTAGCGTAGCCTAGATAGGCATCCTTGACAAGTGGTGCCGACACGAACAGCTTGCGGTACATACGGATCAAGATACCCTCTGGCGTAGCAGTGGTAATCAGTTCCTCTGGAATCCAAAGCAGTTCAGAAACCGTAGGGTTGCACTTAAGCGCGAGTCGGCAGAACTTACCTACCTCATGTAGTGTGCGGTCTGGATTAGTAGTTACACGAGAGAAATCCTTCTCCGTGAAGAGCTTCAATCCATGAAAAGAATTCGTGGGCTCTACATAGATCCCTAGCTTATCAATATCTGATTCAGGGGTAGCAAGTCCATATGCTGTGGACCCTACAATTCCCTCTAGAATTACCTTCATTTCACCTCCATTAAGATAAATACAAAAGGACTTACAGTTTCCTGTAAATCCCTTTGCATCGGTCTTAGATTAGCTCACGCTCAGCATCGGCGTAGCCAGCATCATAGCCAGCCTCTTCACCATTACTGAATCCGGAATCATATGCACTTTCCTCAATGTCCAGCTCAAAGTTTCGGAAAAGCCTTTCAAGATCGTCTTCAAGAAACTGTCGATAAGTGCTAGGCCAAATTACTCCGTAGTCCTCCATAGTCCTACGAGTCTCAGCAATAAGCTCCCACATATCCATTACAGACCCTTCCCATTCTCGAAATCGTGCTCTTCCTGATGAAGCATATTCCATACATGCTCAAGACAACCTTCAAAGTCAAGGAAATATGAGACCATCTCGTCCCATGCATCCTTCAGCTCATCCGAGACATCAAACTCATCAATGCTGCGGACACCATAATCCAGAAGCTCTGGAATTCCGCCCTCCCAATCTATCTTGGCGAGAAGGTCAGTAATGTTATTCGATTCCCTCATAGTTACTCCTTGCTAAGTCTTGTATCCTTACCCAAAATCGGGTAAAGGTCAAACGCGTCGTGTTGGAAACTACCAAACGAGTCATTGTAAACGTTACTAATAAGATCAGGCTCAATATTGGTTGTTACAATTGTTGGCTTTGCAGCTTCGTAGCGTACACGAAGAAACTCATGCAACTCACTCTCAGTAAATCCAGAAGTAGTACGGTGTTCCTGACCGATGTCGTCCAACACAAGCAGATGAGCCTGCTCTGCCAGTGTCAGAAGCTTCTTAGCCAATACTGTACGTTCGCTGTCCTCCCTGTCAAACGTGGCTGTCAGTGCCTTCTTCCAGGCAGAGAAGCGAACGTAGAAGATCTTATAGGAGGGACTGATGTACTGTACCTCAGTCAGAATAGCTGTAGCAAGCGTGGACTTACGTGTACCGTTGCGCCCAAAGAACAGCATTCCCTTACCGATCTGACTACGATCGGAGGGATATTCTCCATTGCCCGCACGCTTACTAGAAATGTAGTGGTTTTCAAATTCGTTAATGAACTTCTTAGCCGCATCAACAGCGACTTCACCAGTACGATGTGAAGGCTCATAGTCATTCAGACGGAGCCCACGAAACTTGATAGGAATATTTGCCTGATCCCAACGCCCTACATAGAAATCCTTGGGCATTACTGGGCTAGCTGCCATACTTGTTCTCCCATTCCTCTTCCATAAGATCCCACTTGTCCTTTGTCTGCACAGGCTTTAGTGCAGCAGCGATCCGCTCAGCATTGTACAGGAAGTCTTGCCATCCCGGATTCTTTCCCCGGAACGACGCGTCCTCCATGTACCTGTCCATCATTGCCTTGACTGTAGCAGAGTCGGAGCGAGTCTTCCACTTGGCCAACGCACCAGCCATGGCACGGATGTTGATCATGCCAAATCCTTGGTGCCACTTAGCCTCTAGGAACTTCTCCTGGAAATACTGAGCTAAATGAATTGAGTTATAAGACGACTTAATGGGGGTCTCCAATTCTTCTTTCGGAGATCCCCACAAATCGTCCCAGATATTCTGGGATTCCATATTAAACTTCTTCCAGCAAACTGTTTATGTGTCGTACCCGAAGCTCTACACCAGTAGGAATATCGTCCTCAACCAAAAAGTAGAGTCCCTTGCAGAGAAAGTCCCAATCCAACCTTCCCTTTGCAGCGAAATCCTCTTGATAATCCTGTCGACCACAGAACTTGGCATAGGCGAACTCCTTGTATAGTTCATTGCCCTGCCAATTAGGCTCATCAGGATTGATGATTTCATAAACCCAATCAGTCTTGGCCATTCTCTTCCCTCTCAATCAGGTATTCAATGTAGTGGACAGCCTTCTTGAGGTCTTCCACTCCATTCTTATCCTTCCATCTGAGAAGGTACTTTAGAGCGTTAGCTTCCCATGGGTCAAGGTCGAATGCCTCCCACAGATCCCAAGGCTGTAGCTTACGCCCCTTGTAATGATCTCCACCAACCTGCTTATCCTTAGTGGATGGAGAATGAATTCCCTTAGTATTCACATATGGCGCGCTGTTAGGATTCATCTTCACACGGAAGTTGTGGAATCCATGCTTATTACAGCCAGTAGGCTTACCCATGTGAGAACTCTGAGGACAACCACAAGTGCACGGGTTATCAAATTCGTTTTTATCATCGTCCCAAGTATGTCCACTAGCAGAACGATGCGTAGTGTGTGGATTGTCTGAACCGAACTCACAATCCACAACAAAACCATCTACAGTATCCAATTGTGATGGGCACGGCTTAATTGTCTTAATCATTAGCGTCCAGTCTCCCAGGGGAATACTACATTTCGCTTAGCTAGACGATTCAGACGCTTAGCTTCATCTTCTGCAAGAACAATCCCATAGTATTCACTACCTGGAACAGCGATATCACACTTGGAATCCCAAACATTATAGTTCTTCCTTGTAAAAGGGTCTGTATTGGGAATGAGCATAACAATAAAGCGCTTTGGCTTACCTCTAAACATTAGGCTCCCTCAATAACCCGAGTAAGAATGTCAATGGCATTGGTGAAGCCAGTACCCATCTGCTTCATGGACTCCGCAAGCCCCACAAGGTCAGACTTCTTCACCGTAACAGTTGCTTCTGAAACCTCAGTAACAGGCTTCTGGTCATACATAGGATTGCCAGGCAGAGGGGCACGGTGCGGGTTAGGTCCCTTACGTGGAACAGTCACGTCAGCAGACAAAGTATTGGCAGCCTCCGCAAAAGGATTCTCACCAACCTTAGTAAACTTCTCCCCAGCAACCTCTACGGTAGTACCTACAGGAACGTCCTGAAGGGGCTTCTCGTCCTCTTGCAGAGTGTCAGCGGCCTTGGATGCCACAGTCTTCTTCGCAGCCCGCTTACGGGGCGCTGCTGCCTTCTTAGGAGTCTCGTCAATTACCTCAGCAAGAGCCTTATCAAACTCCTCCTTAGCACGCGCCTCTTCCTCAAGCTGAGCCTCAGTCTTAAAACCGGCAAAGTTGTCCACCATGCTCATAGCGAGATCAAAGGTGGGAATGCCAAGCTGCTTCGCGTAGGTGATCAGCTTAAGGTCATCGTCATCCTCTTCGTTGTACAGAGAGATTACAGCAATCTCATTGCCGTCCTCTCGTGCCGAAGTAAGCTGACCAATGCACCAACCCATAGCCTCACTGTAATCCTTGGCCTGCCAAGTCTTACTAGCGTGAGAAATGGACTTGTGTCCACCTTCGGGAGCAACACCAGCAAGAAGAGTATCACCCTCAGGCTGGTCCCACTGGAAGAAGTCCATACCCCAGACCAGGAAGTTAGCCATACCCTTACCCATTTCGGAACGGTACGGAACAACCACAGTCACGTCACGCTCATCACGTCCACCGAAGATCCAGTCAATAAGGTTATCCTCAATGTTCGGGATGGTAGTGTTAGCCGAACCACTGACCAGAATAGTCAGCGGCTTCGTAAAGTCGCGCTCCAAAATTTGCCTCCTCAGTTGTTGTGATGCCGATACTCAATCACAGATCGGCAGGTCTGTCAAGGGGGCGGTGGGATGTTGGACTTGGTACGCTTACGCGTAGTTGCTCCAGTCTCCGTCACCTTGGACCCCATGACCATGTGCAGCAACAGTACACCACCTGTCGCCGCAAGTACATCCCTGAACTGTACAGGGGAAATCCAGGATACGTACGACGTTCCTGGCACGATGATTGAATGGATGATAAGATCCGGTACCTTATGCATACCAGTCTTTACGTACTGCCAAATCCAGAACGCCATCATCACGGTTGTTAGTAAATGCATTTCGTCTCCTCGTTGTCAAGTAGATGCTACCACACTTGACAGACTGTGGTATACGTGCTACCCTTTTATTTATATTTATAAATAGAAAAAGAGAGAAACATATGTAATCTATGTTTCTCTCTTTTATTTTTCTATATGTAGTTATACAACTGGTTGTGCAAATAATAGATTAAAGGTTTCACCTATAGGCATAACATTATTCAAAGCAGTTTGTAGATGATTTCTCTTATCTCCATAGTTCTTATAGTAATAAGATCTTGCCATATTTGCTGTTCCACCTGATTCCCATTGGTAATCCGTAGAAGCAAATCCACCATCAAAGTAACCATCATAGGTAGTACTTTCCTCTACCAGAATGTCATCAATCCAGAAAGAGAACGGAGTAGAAGTTATCTCTGGATACTTGAAGTAAACATAGAAAGAGAAATCTTCTGTACTGGTTGGTGGAAGCGTGTAGGTGGTTTGGAGTCTTGTCCAGTTACCCTCCACGTTCTCTGGATTAGTAGAACGAATGGTATTCAGATCAATATCCGTTGGACCCAAACTGTTATTGTCCGAGAAGTTCATATAGATATTCGGACAGTTAGGTCCCTGGTTTACCCACATGGAAATTGTATAGGTGTGTCCCTTTTTCAATCCCGAAACTACTGGGTATCTGCCGACACTCATACTGATCAATCTACCTCTGGTGCTTACCCCAATAGTTGAGCTATTGGTTCCGGTAAATGAACCAGAGGGAGCAGCCATGTCCAGTCTCAGCGATCCAGCAGAACTATGACCTACGACTGAATCAAATGAAACGGTGGCTGCATTTGGTGTACCAGTAATTCCACTACGGTTATCCTGTGCCCACTGGTTAATGTTCTGATTGAATCCACTGTTCAGGCAGTAGTTAACTCGGTCAGCCTTTACATTGATATTTGTTGTTCTTGGATCAACGTATGCACTAGCAACCTCAGTGCTGCCGGGAGAACCAGTAACCAAAGTGTTATTGCTCATGTACACGGTCTCTACCAAGTTACCGTTGTTTACAATGATAGGAACAACAGCAACATAGGCAATGCTTGGGTTAGCAGGCACGTGGTATGTAGTAGACGCTTGCCAAACTCCTCCACCTGGGTGGGTTTGATATACGAGATCTGTAATGAAACTGTAGGTGCTATCTGTAGTTACAACATTGAAATTAGTCTCGTAGTACAGGAGTCCCGCTTGCCACTTCGTATTCGCTCTTTGTGTAGATAGGTATACGGTTCCGTACGAACCTTCCGCAGAACCAAAAGAATCACGACGAACCTTGAATAGCGCACCCATTTCCGGAATAGGGAAGTAGCCATTGTTACCATCGGCAAAAGCAACAGGAGTGCTGGCACTCTTGATAGCTACTGAATAGTTTCCTGTATAGGTAGGGCTGGTTACTCTATTCACACTGGTGGAACCGAATGTGGTGGACGGACTATATGGTGCAGAATTTGTATAGACTGAAGCATTCTCAGATAGAAGATTGTCCAGCCCATGAGTAACCTCAAATTGTGCATTGGTCATCAGAGTAGGACTACTGTTTGGTGCTTGAGATACGCGGAATCGTGTAAATCCATAAGCAGCTTGCGGCCAATAACTTCCATCACGATATGCAGATGGCACTGTCCATGGGTAACTACCACGGGACCACTGGATTGGATTAGTTCCAAATGGTGAAGCTGTTGCGAACCAGTTCCAAGAGGTAAGCATCAGTGGATCAATGGTTTGCTGATTATCGATCCATGCAAGGTCGGTGAT